CGTCATCAACGGTGTTCGGGTCGAGCGACACCAAGTTGCACCCGCCGCCTTACAATCGCTACAAAGTAAGAACAAGAGGTACTTGGACTCTTTACACGCTCCCTGACTTTACCCCGAACGGGATCGGATCTCGGGGCGACCGGTGACTTATTAAAGTCACTTCGTCCGATGCCCAACTAATTTCCAGAAGGCCCGCGCCTTCCCACATGAGCAGCCGTAACCTCCCTGTTACAGCCAGACCACCGCTTGCAGCTCAACGACTCCCGCGGAGCGGGGCGTAAGACTGTGGTGGAGGGGTCAAATGGTAAACGGTGGCCGGTCCGCGGGGTCGTTCGAGAACGATACCGCGGACCGTCAGGAAAGGATGGTCATCCCTCCACTTACGAGAGGACAAAGGACGAAGAAGTCCATCGATTGACTGCGCAATCTCAAAGAGATCCGCTGGCCAAACGAAAGACCACCTAAGTCCTCCCCACCGAAACCAGGAACGGAGACGAGGTGATTTAAACCTACGTCGTTGCGACCAGGCACGCCGTCGGTCGATGATTGAAACATGAGGTTCCACCCTCACGCCCAACCATCGATCGACACTATCCCTTTGGAGGATAGCCGCGTACTTGGAAACAAGTCGGTAGGCGCAGACACGGGGGGGAGGCCCAACCACGGATGGAAGGGACCGTATCTGACCACGTTCTTTGAGTGGCGGCGCGTCGGAGAGACACGCGGCCCGAAACCAGCGGATTCGCACAAGCTGCGACCGCCACCAAGGGCCGATCAAGGAAAGATCGGCGAGACAGTCCCTAAGGGCTATCTCGTGTCTCGCCACCACCTTCACGACGTACAGCTGGACTGAACGCCGAAAGGAGCGGACACCCTCGGTAACAGACCGGAGGATGCTAGTTGTCGAGGTGCGGGAAGGGAGCAGAAAAGACAGGACAGGTTTGGCGACAAACCTGCGACGAAAAGCGTCATAGATAGAGCTGTTCAACTCTATCCAACGGCGGCTAAACCCTGTCTTCTCTTCATTGACAACGAGGCCGAAAATCGAAGTGACGTGCCTCCACGTTCCTAGGAACTGGAGATCCCCGGCAAATAGACAATCGTCCCCGTTAAACCTTCCCACACGACAATCCTCTTTCCGACCGTAGGTGATATCGCAAGCGATATCAAAACAAGCTTTATTGAGGAGGCACAATAATGGAAAACTGACCAAGTTTCCCATCATTGAACCCCTTTTAATCGGGCGCTCGCCACCCGACCTAAGCTTGTACCGCAGGTCCGAAAAAGAACACAACAGCACCACCCTCTGCTCATCCGTCAGTTCAGGGCATTCTGACAAGACGTCAACGATCGCCTCCACAGCAGGCAAATAAATATTATCAGTAGCGAGCTGGTAATCGCCACTGATAATACCTTCACCTTCCCCACGATCATTAACGACGGCATCAAAATCCGCCTTCGTAACATCCCCACGGACACACCACCCGAACGAGGTGATGTGGTTGTAAAGGGCGTTATGAACCGGAGTCAACACGCGCTTGACCTCGGCGGACTGCATCGTTACAACACGATACTTTCCCTTGGTCTTTGCCACGCCTCGCCGAAGGAGTCCAAAGTCACCTGAGTACTCTTCCGGCGAACATGCCAAAGTCCCGCCCTCGCGAGCGGGAACCTCATAACACCCCTGCTGGTCAGGGACATACTCACCAAGAACCGGTTCATCACATCGAACCGAACACTCCTTTAACCCCCGACCCCAGCCGTCGACGAGTTCACGGACCCTCTCCTTCAAAAGAGGCAAATGAACCCGACAACGGGCTAAATCCGACAAGGGCACATCCTTCGCGACATGTGCGTCCCAGGTGGACCTAGCTCTTGCTCCGGCCTTCTTGTCACAAGAGGGGCAAAAGACATCGAACAGTCTTTTGCACGATTTCAGTGTCATGCGAAGCCTACACTGAAGCGACTCCCTCCTGCAGGACATCCGTTTCAGGATGTCGTGACAGGCCATCTCCCACTCCTCTCGAATAGCAGAACAATCCGATCCGCGAAAGCGGAATAAATCACCTGGAATCTTAAATTCCATGAAGGCGATTCGGAAAGATCTCTCGAGAGCGACCGTTAAGGACCCAGCTGCAAAGCAACGGGCAACCTTGACCGATGAGACGCGTTTAGAGCGAGCCATCAGACAAAGAACCGCTTGAGG